TAATTTTACTGATATTTTAAATCTATCAGCACCTGGTGCAGCAAAATTAGTAAATCCTTTTGCATTATCATATAAAGAATCATCATCAGTTGCACTAACTACTTCTTCAAGAACCTCAAATCCAACTCTATATGATGGTGTATTACTATAAGGATCAAGTACAATAAGTGATGTAGGAACATCTACAAATACTCCTCTCATAAAATATACACCTTTACTCACACCAAAAGCAGATCCTGTTGCAGAGGCATTTTCAGAAACACAAGTTAAAATTGTTTCATTAGTGTTTAATGTAGTATTTCCATATGTTAAAGGTTCTTCAAGTATTAAAACCTCATTGTTTGGAAATGCAACACTCTCACCGTCAGTTCCTGATTGATTATACTTAACAAATATTGTTATTTCATCAACACCCTCTTCTGGAGGTAGAATAAAATTCTTTATAGTTCCAACAATACCAGAACTTTGTCCTATAACTCTAGTACCTTTACCATTATTATTAGCAACTATATCACTTAAATAAACAGAAACATCAATGCCAAGATGTGTTGTATTTACTTTTACAGAAAAATAAGATGCATCATATTCCACACCACCTGGAATGACCATCGAACCTTCTTTAAAGATATGTTTACCGAAAGATTCAACTTGATTTTGTAAAAGAGACTGTAATCCAGTTAATTCTCTTGCTTGAACTGGATGACCTGGTCGAAATAATATCTTGTAGAAATTTTTCGCCTTATCAAAATCATCGTAGTAAGGATTTATATTTAAATTAGTCTTTTGTGGCATTGTTAGAATTCTAGTATGATTTTAATGTCTTCCTTTTGACGAGAGTTTCTTACGATTTGAGGTCTATTATCCAAGTAGACTATTTCTCCCGACCCTTTATTTATCTCAGACTCAGATAACCCTGCATTAAAGTTGGTTCCCAAATTAATTAATTTGTTTCCTGTAGGGTTTGTAGTAATACCTGAAAAATTAAGTGATATTGCTCCAGAAAAACTAGAACTAGTTCCTTCAATATCATTCGCTCCAATCGCTGATTCAAAATCATAAATTCTACCTTCTGTTGAAACTCCCACTCTATCTGTATGATCATACGTTGCTCTATTGAAATATAAAGAACGATCTCTAAAGTATTTCAATACTTTTGTTTCTTTATCATAAGAAGCAACAAATCCAAGTGCTACCTTACCTGCATTTGGAGAAACAGTAAGAATTTGTTTTATTTCTTCACCTACTTGAGGAGTTCCACTTACAGTCGAGAATTTGAATGCTTGTAAAGATGAATATGTAGTATCAGTATAAACTATATCAGTTCCAACTTTTGTTGGGTTTTTTACAATTCCAACCTGTGCAAATTTTGTATCGATTGGAAAGTCCTTTGTTGAATCATCAAATCGTGCATAAATTATAACCTTATCTGTACCTAATTCGGAATAGATATCAGATCCATGTCCTGTACCAGGTGGTATTATTGGTATTAGTTTAGCTCTACCAGTTGCACTTACATTACTATTTAAAGTTCCTAAATCAACTATACCATAACTATATCCCTTTCCACCAGCACTAACTATAACATCAGTAATCTTACCATTTACAACATCAACTCTTGCTTTAGCACCACTACCATCACCTAAAATATCAACTTCTTGAGCCAATCCATTTGCATACCCAGTTCCTGCATTTTCAATATAAACATGCTTAATTTGATTCAAGTTTGTATCAGAGTTTCCATTTTCTCTAACTAACCTTATTTGAGAATCATTGCTTGTTGACCAATTATTAGGAACAGTTATATACTCAGTGGAGTCAAATTTGATAATATCACTTGGTGATACTGTGAATAAGTATTTCCAAATAAATCCATCACCACTATTACCTGCCTTTGAAGGTTCTAAATCAGTAAAAGTAGGTTCATCTTGAGATATATTTCCTAATAAATTATCACCTGAAGAACCATTATCAATACAAACATACACTTTAAAATCAGAATTTAAAACATAATAATTTGCATCATATAATCTGTTTGCTGCAGTTAATGGACTTGGGTTTGAAGCACTATAATCATCTCTGTAAATTTCATATCTATTTCCTGCTGCCCAATCAACTCTTCTTATTATTCTTCTAATATTTGCAGATGATACTTTTTTACCGAACATCATGGTATCACCAGAATGAGCACGGTAAGAAAAACTATCAGTAGGGGCAGGTGTACTATCGCTTGTATTCCAATCTGATGTTCTACCATATCCAGTAAGAGTTGGTGCTCCTGTAGGATTAGATAGTCCTATAAAAACATAGTAAGAATTATTTGTATTTTCGACTGATTCTACAAAATTATTTGCGTTCAGGATTCTAAACTGATCAGTAACTATTGCTGGCATCGAATCTTAACTTTTCTTTTTATTTATAAGGGGTTCCATAATCAAAGTCCAAATGCTCTTAGCGACCCAGTTGATCTCAAACCTCTTACAGAGGTAGTAACGTAATTTTTACGCTGAATTGTTGGGAAAGTAGAAAGACCTGCATCAACAGTTAATCCAGTTACCCCAATAGATATTGGATTCGCTGAACGAACTAATCCATTACCATATAACCTACCCCAATTTATTGAACCTAGAGAAGTTGTCATACCTGATTGTCCAGTTGAATGGAAACCGACTGTATTAATACCAGATATAGATGATGCACTATTTGTGTGAACATCACAAACTATTTCACCTGTTGAACCATTCTCAGCAATTGTTTTAACAATGTATACATTATCAACAAATGTTGTTCCTATACCAACAATAGATGCGTTGACACCATTTATTGATGTTAATCCATTTCCTACCTTAGTTCCTGAAACAAGAATAGGATAACCGACTTTTAATTTATCTGCGTCTACGTTTGCCAATACACCACTTGAATTTTGAGTAACTGCGTTAAAGAAGAACTTAAGTGCAGGTTTACCACCTGTTCTTGTAGTTTGCTGAATACCAGTAATTATACCAGTATATCCTTCTACATTTTCAATTGTATTAATCTTTTCAGTTTGGAAAGCAGGTAATTCGATAATTGTAAGAGGTGGATTTGTAAACGTATATCCAAGTCCGATGTTAGTGATTGTTGTGGATGTAACAGCACCATTTGTAACTGTTGCAGTAGCAGCAGCAGTTGTACCAACTCCCACTGGAGGTGTAAATTTAATGTCCACGTTTCCAGAATATCCAGAACCTGCACTTGTGATTGTAATTGCACTTATAGTTCCAGCAGCAGATACGGTTGCAGTAACAGCAGCACCAACATTTATAGCACCAGATGATATTAAAGCATCAACTTTATTATCACCAGACTGACTGTACCTATCTTTTTCAAAATGGAATGATGTTGCATCATCTACAAATATACCATCATTTGCACCAGTTCCTTTACCACTTGTAACTGATAAATCACCAATTATCTTTGCAGTTGGATATATCTGAGGTTCGATAGATGATCTTGTTTTACTTACAATTGCACCATTTAGAATAATATCTACTTTTTGTTTTTCCCATCTTGCTGGTTTGTTGTTATTTTCATCTACTCCTAATCCAGTATAGATATCAGTTTCAACTAAATCAGCACCTAATATTTGTTTTATAACTCTGTCACTTTCTTGTGATGTTGTTATACCAATTACATCATTCTTAAGAACTCTAAATTCATCACCAACTTTTACAGTCTCTTGAATATCTTTTATTATGACATCAACTCCTTCCTGACCTTTATAGAAGAATACATCTACCTTATCTCCAGAATCAGGTGGTTCATTGAATATGAATGTAGAACCTCCTTCAAATTGGTATGAGGATTTAGGTTTTTGTAAAACTCCATTGACAAATATTAATAATACAGCATCTAAATCAATTAATTGTGATGTAGAATTTTGTGGGTCTTTTTCAAAACTCAATATTTGACCATTAAAGAATAATGGGAATCTTACCCTTTGACCATCTTGAAGATTAGAAATACTATCAATAAGGTCAATTTCACCAAACTGCCATGCGGAGAACTTATCTCTGAATATTTCAATAACTTCTAATTCAAATTCTTGTATTGGTGAAGTTAAATGTGACGCAGTTATTAATCCAACTGGTTTGAACTTGTCTCCAACTTTAAAGGAATGTCCTGGTCTTGCAACGCTGAAACTATTAATTTCAAACAATGTTGAACCAATACCAACACTAGTTCTGGATGCACCAACTTCTACATTCAATAATAGATTTGAACCAGTGTCAGTTGTTGCTCCAATACCTAATCTTGAAACACCTACTACAGATAAATTTTCATATGTTGGTTCTGGAACAATTAATCTTGGATTTACATAACTTGTACCTGCAGAAACAATATTAAATGCAAGAGTTCCACCAACACCAACTGTAGCAGTGATATTCGCACCAGTTCCACCTCCACCACCTTGCCCAACAAAGATTGTAACTGTGTTAGTTGTAGTAGCAGCAATACCAGTTTGAACTCCAGCAATTGGATCTCCACTAGGATTACTTGTAATTGAAAGACCTCTAGGATAAGGATGATTACCAAAGAACCCATCCTTAGAGCACTTGAACACTAATCCACCAGTATCAATACCAATATTGTCACTTGTTGTAAGATTGTGACCAGGAATTGTTAATTTAAGTAGTCCACTATGTGATTCATAATCTGCGTCTGTTGCAGTATATTGAGTTCCGTTGAAAGTAGTCTTTCTTATTGAACCGATACCAGCACTTACAAATCTATGTACATATGCTTGGTCAGTTACACCAATTGAAACAGTTCCACCTCTATATCCTGAACCAAAGGTATTATCTTCAAAGAACTCAAATGCATTACCACCACCAACATATGTGTGTACTATCGTACTTGGTCCTGCTTGAACCTCAAATGTTCTCTCAGAAACTATACCTGTTAAGAATAATGGTCTTTCATGATCTTGGAATATTGTTGTTGTTACACCACTATATCCAACACAACTAAATTCTAAGTCTTTTAGTTGAACGGTGTTAGGTCTATTTAATGCAAAACCGTGAACTTTATTTGTTGTAACTGTTATGATACCAGTAATATTATCGTATGCAGCAGTGCTTATACCGTAATTGACACCTGACGTTGTTGCAATACCTACAACACTTGTTATCGCACCAGATGAGTTTTTAAATAATGATGCCTTTGCACCTTGTAATGGAGCATATCCAAGACCAGGTGTAGAACCTAGTGATACAATTAAACCACCTCTTGGAACTTGGTTTTGATTTATGTCTGACTCAGATATAATAAACTGACCGTTCTCAGATGTAATACCTGTAAATTGAACAGTTGATACACCTGCAGTTGCATCTGAGGTAAACTGATAATTATGACCTTCATTATTTGTAGTAAATGGTGTTTGGAATATACCATTGATGAATAAAACTCCATTACCAGTGCTTATACCTGCTGCTGTATTTGCTCCCCCAACAGTTAAACTATATGTCTTACCAATACCAGTGAAGTCATCTGATATATCATCAAATAACATATTTGTTGTATAGTTACTCCTTAAGAATGTTCTACCACTAAATTCTGCTTTTACAAATGGTAAATTAGTTTCAGATCTTCTTGATCTAGTATTTCCTTTTGGTGGTTCAATAAAGTATACAGAACTGTCAACTATATTAAATGAACCTCTATGAATTCTAACAGTATCACTTGCAGAGTGAGGTGTTGCACCAATACCTAAAACTCCTCTTTCAACTTTGACTACAGGAAGAGTTGAAATACCAAGAGAAACATCTGTTGCATCATTTATTGTACCAGTTGGCAAACTAGAGAAACCAACTTGCTCAATTTTCATATACTCATCATTTATCTTAAGTACATCACTTGGTTGAATTGAACCTATCCCACTTAAAACAAATTGTGTTTCTGTCGCATTAATACCTGAATTTAAAGTATGAGATATTGATGTAAATGTAATTGGTTGTTGCACAACACCATCTAAACCAATCATAGTTTTAGTAAGTTGCTTGTTCATAGTCAACTTATGAACATTTCCAGTTCCGATACCTGTAAATGTTATTGCAGCACCTGTTGCTACATATTCTGGTCTTGAGAATAATTGGAATTTATTTTCATCAATAACTTTTGCAAAAACAGTTGAAGGTAATATTGTAGTTACAACACCTGCTGTATTTGCAGTTGACCCAATTGACATTGCAGTTGCTGCAATTCCAACAAAAGTAGAATCAAATGTATATGCAAGTTCTTCATTTGTATTAAAGAAATGGTTAGGTATTGTGAATATACCTGTTGATGTGCTAAGTATCCCTACAGCATTTGGATTAAATGACTTAGTGTAAATAGGAGTTCCATCAAATTTAAGATCAAATTTTGTTTTATTTGCTCTTTTTCCTTCTAATCCATCAAATGTCGATAAGAATACTTCTTGTGATACAGTTCCATATGATAATATTGGTGGAGTATTGTCAAAATCATTTTGTGTGTAGAATATCTGATTATAAGATTGAACTTCAATCAAAGATGTAAATTCGGCATCTGGATAAAAACGTAAATTAATATTACTACCACTTATTTCACCACCAAATGTTCCTATACCAGTTGTTGAACCCATCGATACAAATGGATATTGAACTGTTAAAATATCATCTGCATCACGAATTGAAATTATCTGATGTATTGCAGAAGTTTCTCCACAAGATACTCTTACAAGTGATTTAACTGAACTATCAATATCTTTACTTATTGTAGAGTAAGTGATTGTGCTTGCAGTTCCAGTAGAATATCCCGATTCAAGTCTAACACTTCTCTCTGCACCTGCTGGTTGATCGGATACAGCAAAACGATATGTACCTATACCAGTTGTTGTAGTTCCTAATCCGACAATATTTGCTCTAGATTCTAAAATATTTCCAACATTATTTTCAATTTGCAGTTTTATTAAATCATTTTCAAATTTAGCAGTAATAATTCCGACTGCACTTTGACTACTTGATAAATTTTTATCAACATATATTTGTGATATTGAAGTATCAGTCCCATCAAAGTCTACTACAATTTCATTATAATTAATATTCTTTGTTACAGTATCTTCAACGTAAATATTTGCATATAGTGCATTGAAATCAGACTTTGGAAATTCTACTAATGTTACAGTTGTTCCAGTACCGACACCTGTATTTGAACCTGTCAATTTTGTATTACCAATAGCGTTAGTATTAATACCAACTAAATCAGTATTAAAATCAATTTTCAATATTTTTATATCATGATCTTTTGTAAATTTCTCTATTGGTTCAAATAATAAGTTCTTAATTCCACTGGTAGTAATTTCTGTTTTCAAATCACCTAACTTCAGTGTTGTAAAATCAGTTGATTTTTCAAATAAAATTGCATCGTCTTCATCTGTTAATACTACAATTTCACTAAATTGTGTATCAAATGTATCTGGATCAACAACTTGTATTAAATAATTTCCAAAATCTGCTGTTAATTCTTGAATTACACTATCGTTTGCAGAAAAACCAACACTAGAGAATTGAGAACTTATATCATCATGTATTAAAACTCGATTACTAATACATCTTGAAAAATCTGTTAAAATTTTATTTGTAAATTGTAAATTTTTTGATTTATTACCTAAAGTATCATAATCTTTTACAAAATCAAAATTGTTTATTGCATCAACTCTATTCTCATCATTTAATACATCAAGTATAATTGTAGATAATGAATCATTGGTTGATCCAACTTGAACAGCTACATTATTTTGTATTGAAGTATCAGCAAAGTTTTTTAATCCAGCTGGATGAAGTAAACGATTCACAGGATTTACAAATTTATCCCATTCTATAGTACTCTTAACTGAATATGATAAATTTTGATAATAATCATTATCAGGAATTACTTGATGATCTTCATTCAATTTTCCAGTATCATCTATCCAACCATATTCCTGTCTGCTTGAGAAATCTATTTTAAATCTTGCTTTATTATCAGATATTGAAATAATTTCAGCAGAAACACCACTAATTGTCCCTGTTACTCTATCACCTTTCTTTATATTAAATAATCCGTCAATTTTTATATAATCGTCTCTTATTTCAACAACGATAAGATCAGTCTTCTCTGATCCAACTATTAGAGGTTCATTAACTTGGAATACACCTCTTTTTTGTATTGGTCTTATATCTGGATAATTATTTTTATTAATTAAAGTTGCATATCCTGATTGGAATGTTTTTGCTACACCAGGATTTGTAGTTACACCTGCTAAATTGAATATTAATTGTGATGGAGTTCCAGCAATATAATTTTGAACATCAAAGAATTGATAATTATGATTTTCTGAGTTAAATCCATCTCCTGTAACTGTAGTGTTTGTTGTAATACCACCCTGTGTAGCACCTACTCCTGCCTCTCCAGCACGTAATATTCCTTCAACGAATATTTCATCCCCAATAGCAAATGGTTCTGTTACAAATCCATTTGTGGGTGTTTCAAGGAAACATGTTACAACACCAGCATTTGGATATTCTGATGTCATTACAGAATTTATTCCTATACCATTTGAATTATTAATTGCTACAACTTTGTGATTAACAGAATCTAATCCATTTATCGGTGCAATTATATTTACGTCTGATACAGTTTGATTAGGAGCAATTGCTTCTAATGATGAATTATCAACAAGAACATTAGTTACAGGATTAAAAACTAATAAATTTGGTGCACTTGAATAGTTACTACCACCACTTATTATTTCGACCTCATTTATTACATCTAAATTATCAATACTTACTATAGGTGGAACGAATGCTTCTGGACTTAAAGTTTTATCAGCTGAATATTCATAACCAATATCAACAATTCTAACTTTATTAATCTTTCCTATATCATCTGATGTAATTTTTATATTAGCACCAGTACCATTTGTACTTGATATTGTATTAAATAATGGTAATTTCTTATAATTATATCCCGATGATAATATTTTGAATTCTTTTATCTTTCCTACAACATTTTTAGATTTTGTAGAATATTCTAATTTATCACATTCAGTTTCAGAGTATCTTAAAAATTCTGGAACTTTAGGTGAAATATTAAATGTTTCAGATGTGACTCCAGATATTTTATATTCTCCATTGTAAATACTGTCAATAAATAATATTTCACCATAATTTGGTACTTCAGTATCAGAAGTGCTTATATATCCACCCTTAGATAGACCGTAATATAATCGTTCAGGTGTAGAAACTGAATATTGAACTGTTAGTGCTGCACCTACTACTGGTCTATCTGGAGAGGTACCAATACCTATTGTTCCTACTCCAACAACATTAAAATTAGTTGAATCTTGTGAACTTAAATATTCATTAGTTAATTCTTGATCATAAAATATTTTAAAATCAAAATCTGCTAAAGTAGTACTTGATAATCCAAATGTTAATTTTTGATTTTTTACAATAGTAATTCTAGGATTAATTGGTGCTATAGATTGATTTG